ATTATTTCCGAAGAAAAGAAAGATACGACTCTGTATTTAAGCACGAAAATAACCTTTACAAAGCCTTTGGAAATAAACAAAGGAGGAATAATTCTTCTCAAACTCTCTGACGATAGCGTTTTGGAACTTCATGCTGCTACTGCTTCCTCTGGAACAGTGAGGGATGTCCATTCAGTAAATGGATTTACATATAGTGACTACAGCATCACGCCATCATTTAGGATTTTGCCAGAACAATTAAACGATATCATTAAGAAGGGCGTAAAGAAAATCAGAATAGAAATTTCTCCGTCATTCTACGATAAGGAATTCAAGAAAGATAAAGTTGGTGAGGCGTTGTCTGTCAAAAGAGAACTATTAATGAAAGCCATTGCTAAACCTAAATCAATGAAAGAAGGATTCTAAAAAGAAGGCGGGCCGACACCTTACATGATGCCAGTCCGCCTTAAAAATGAACTAAACAAGAATATTATTTCAGGTCTGTTCCCAGCCTTTTTATGAGAGCATACACTGTTCTGTCTGTTATATTGTATTCATCCGACAGAACGGACGTTACATAAGCAACTTTTTCACCTCTTGCTATCATTTCTTTTGCTTTGTTAAATAGTGGAACAAATTCCACATCACGTACGAGAATATGGTTGTCATTCATAAATTTTACAACAGCCTCATATTTTTCTAAGAATTCAGCTACTATCATAATGTATCGATATTATTAATTATTTCTACTCTTCTCTGACCCTCGTTGATATCTTCCACCGCTACAACTGGGGCAGGAATATTCTCTACACCTTGCACGATTCTATCGGCAAATTCTCCCTGTTGAGAAACGTGGTCATTTATTCTGCTTGCTTCGAATGGTGCATTTCCTCCAATATCTCCAAATGCAGAGGTTATCGGATAGAAGTCCGACCTTTCTGAACTGATGGTTCCATTTGCCAGTCCAAATAGCTCTCGCTGATCACCTTGCGTGAAAGCTCCGGTCTTACCTGTCAATTGCTTGTGCATATTCGACTGTTGTCTTTCGTTGAGGACCATTTCGCCATCATTAACACGTATGGTGACCTGATCCATGCCATTCTTTGTTCCATGCCCATTAACAACACCTCCAGATGCAAACTTTGCTGAGTTTACAGTGGATATGGCTGTCGCAACATTGGCAATCACAGTTGCTACCGTAGTGGCTATAGCTGCAAGGTTAGCAGGGAAAGGAAGAGACGATGCTGAGGCAATACCTGAAGAAATGGCTCTACCTGTATCAATGGCAATCTGTGCAAGAGTCATTATTTTGCTAATCTTTGCAAAAGCCGTATTGCTTTCTCCGATTGCAGCTGTGAGCTTTATAAGAGAATTGGTCACTGTAGCTTCTGCATCGAGTTTTGCTTTTGAACACTCTGCTTCGTAATCATCAATAGCCTTCTTACTTTCAGCATATTTCTGTCTTGCAGCAAGGAGCTCTGCTTGATACTCTTCTTCTGTCTGAGTTTCCATCTGCCCCCTTTCCTGTAACTGCTCAAGATATTCCTCGTCCGCATCTCTTCTAACTTCAAGAATTGCTTCCTGCTCTTCTCTCGTTCGATCTATTTTAAGACTCATCTCGGCTATCTCGTTCTCTACAATCTTCTGCTGCTTCTGCATCTGCTCATTCTGATAAGCATCCTCCGCTTGTGCATCTTCCTGTCGTTGCCTTTCAGTAATATCGGCTTTCTGCTTATTATAATTATCAAGGAGTGCAAGCTCTATATCCTTGCGTTGATTTATTGCATCAAGTTCGAGCTGCGTCTGTCCTTCAAGCTGAGCCTCTTTATAGCTATTTTCTATAGCTGAGATATGCTTCTGCTGCTCCTCTATCTTTTCATCGATTTCGTCGTACTGCTTTCGATAGTTTTCGTCACGCTGTTGCTTTTCAAGTCTGTACCGCTCTTCTGTTCCCTTGTGAGAGTTCTTGATACGCAATTCAAGTTCCTTAGCATCTTCTTCTATTAATTTGTTATATCGCTCCATATACAGAGCTTCGAGCTTCTCGTCTTTTTCTTTTTCAAGTGCAAGTATCTTGTTATTGATAGCTTCTTTCGCATTTACCGTGAGTTTTTTATCCTCGTCCAGTTTCTTTCTAAGGTCTCCAATCTGCTTTCTATATTGCACAAGAACCTCTGCTCGTTGTCGCTCAAGGTTATCTGAGATTAGCTTAGTTAGCGCTTCCTGACCCTCTTGAACAATACGATTCATTTCCTCTTGATGACGCTTCTCTTCGTTTTCTTTTTGCTTATTATCAGTCTTTTTGGTTTTAGTTTTCTTCTTGTCTTTCTTCTTAGTGGGCTTTCCACCACCTCCTCCACCTCCAGTGCTTGGTTCAGATGTTGTGGCTACCTCTTGTTTGGGTTTTGCTTTAGGCTTTGGTTTCGATTGTCCATTCTGTTTTTTCGGAGGATTTTGCAGAGATTTTGCTTCACTCTTTACTGTTTTAACAACATTACTAACACCATTCTTAACGTTGTCCCATGTCTTCTTATAATAATTCTGCACAGCACTTGTAACTTGTGAGATGCCATTTTTCATTGCCGTGAAATCTAAAGTGAACAAGCCTTTGAGAGCAGTACCAACTCCACTTATAACACCTATCAGAGCTCCAAATGAATTTGCAATGTTCTTTACAACAATCTTTATTACTTCCCACGCTGCCGTAAATGACACTTTCATATATGAAATTGCAGACCTCACCAGCATAGAGTTATTATATAGATTAACCATCCATTTTATCGCTCCAGCAATAGCATTGACTAATAGTTGTAAACCTGTTTTTATAAGATTTCCAATCGTAGCCTTAAACGATCTGAACTCCTCGCTACTTGAAGTCAGCATCTCGTCAAGCTGCATAAATAACTCTAAAGCAAGAGATATGATAGCCGTAAGAATAAACGTCTTCATTGCTGCATTTGCAGTTCTTACAAACCCCTGTACTGCTACCTTGGCAGTAATCATTCCTTTTTGCCATGCGGACCCAGAAGCGTAGGCTGCTGCAGTTTCTGTAGCTTTTATTTCGGCTGTCTTGGCTTTATGAAGAGCTTTTTCAGTTTCTCCGAGATGAGCTTTCTGTATTGTTAGTTTGTTTTCTATAAGTCCTCTTTCCTCTGCTGACGCCGTCTCAAGTTGTCTTTTAAGAGTTTCCACATTTCTGCGTTGTGTTACTTCCTGCTGTGCGAGAGTATTCACATTCGCCGTTGCACGTTCAGCATTTGCAATCACAGAGGAACTTGATAAAGTTGCAGATTCTCTGATATGCTGCACAATCTTCACAAGGGAGAAAGCTGCAAGAATAGACCCTACGACATGAGCAAGTTCCTCGAAATTGTCGCGCACATAAGTTATTCCTGCCGTAATAGCATCAAGTGGTCCTGTCATATTCCCAGAGGCGCTATCAAATATAGTAATCAACAAACTTTCGAAAGCTGACTTAAGAGAGTCAATTGAGACCGTTACGTTAGAGTAGCTTTGCTGGAACATCCTATCCGTAGTACCGGCAGCATCAGAAACTGTTACAAGTTTTTTCTCCAGTCCATCAAGGCTATTCAGAAGCGTTAGTGCTGACGGAGCTGCAAGTCGCCCAAAGACATCACCAAGGTCACGCATTGAAGTCTTAGATTCCATGATACCACTTTCCTTAAGCTTTATAAGCGTTTTGGTAAGTCCTTCTGTTCTCACGGTGTTCTGATCGATATGTATTCCATACTTATCAAAGACTGCAATTTGAGCCTTTGTAGGCGAGGTCAGACCCATGATTATCTGTTTGAGCATTGTACCTGCCTGTGCGCCTTTTACATTATTATCGGCAAGAACACCAAGAGCTGCATTTGTTTCTTCAAATGAAATGCCCAAAGCATAAGAGATTGGTGCAGTATTCTGCATAGCTTCATTTAAACCAAGAATATCAGTAGCAGAAGAAGCCGCTGTTTTTGACATGACATCATTAACCCTATTCACTTGATCAACACCCAAGTGAAAAGAATTGAGCATGTTTGTTGTAATATCTGCTGCATCTCCCAGTC